GCGAAACAGATTAACGAAGCGAGAAAGAAGGCCACGCCATGACCACGAAGAACCTGTCGATCAAGTACTACATCAGTCTAGTCTCGGACATCGCCAAGAAGTCCGATGCCAACGCGAAGGCATTGGAAAATGCGACCAAGCGCCAGAACAAGGCACTGGAACAAACCGAGAAAGCAGCGACCAAGACCGACAAGGCGGTTACCGCTGTTGGACAGGCCACGTCAGTCGGCAAGGTCGAAGGCGACGCCAAGCGTGCGACCGCCGCGCTTGATCAGACCACCGCAGCCGCACGCCGGGCGAACGATGCACTGAACCGGGTCGGCACCGGGCGGTCATCGTTTGAGCGGACGAACGGTTTCCTGTCCGGTGTCGCCCGCCGCCTTGACGATGTGCGCCGCAAGGCAGCACAGGCCGGTGAAGGCGTGCGCAAGATCGACGGCGTCGCTTCAGGTGCGGTCGCTGGAGGCGTGGTCGCTGCTGCCATGGTCAGACGGCCTATGTCGTTCGATGCGCGGCTGGCCGATATGGCGAACGTCGCCTACGCGGACGAGGATTTGAAGGGGCGCATCGCAGGCATGAACGTGCTGGAAGCAAAGATCAATGAATCCGTGCGCACCAGCGGCGGCTCTCGCGATACCGCAGCCGAAGCCCTGAATGAAATGATTGCATCGGGCGTGGTCAAGACCAATGAGGCACTGCAAATGCTGCCTGATTTGCAGCGTGCCGCTACAGCGTCCGGCGCGGATGTCACCCAGTTGACCCAGATCGCCATCCGCGCCATGCAGAACTTCGGCCTCAAGGCTGATCAAATTCCCGAAGCGCTGTCGAAGGCGATCAAGGCCGGTCAGGAAGGCGGCTTTGAGCTGAAGGACATGGCGAAATGGTTGCCGCAGATGATGGCAGTGTCCAAGGGCATGCTGGGTATGCGCGGCATGTCCGGCTTTGAAAAGCTGATTTCTGCGTCGCAGGCGTCGGTCATCACTGCCGGTACAAAGGACGAGGCCGGTAACAACATGGTCAACCTGCTGGCGAAGATCAACAGCCAGGACACCAAAAAGGATTTCGAGAAGGTCGGCATCGACCTGACGGCGTCGCTTGTGAAAGCGCAAAAGCAAGGGTTCACGCCACTGGAAGCGTTCGTGAGCTTTGTCGAGCAGGTGGCCGCGAAGGACAAGGACTACGTCAAGCTGAAGAAGCAGGCAGACGCAGCCGGTAGCGAAGACGAGAAGAAACCCATCTTGGACGCCATGGCGGACACGCTACAAGGTAGCGCTATTGGTCAGGTGATTCAGGATCGGCAGGCACTCATGGCGCTGATCGCGCTGATGCAGAACAAGGACTACGTCAAGAAGGTGGAGGCGCAGGTCAAAGGCGACACCGGACAAGCACGCGAGAGCAACTTTGAACTGATCTCCAGCCGCGCCGGATTCAAGGCGCAGCAAGCATCCAATGAGGCCGATATTGCCCGCAGCAACACGTTCAAACAGGTCGACGGCCCACTGCAATCCTTGCTGACCGGCGCGACTAACCTCGCTCGCGAATTTCCGGTACTGACCACGGTCGTCACCGGTGCTGTTGCTGCTATCGGCATCTGGAAAGCTGCGAGCATTGGCGCGGGCCTGTCGTCCCTGTTGCGTGGCAAGCCTGCCGCCGCTGCCGCTGCTGCTGCCGTCAGCGCTGCACCAGCATTCAATCCGTTCGGCTCGCTGGGCGGTACACCGGTGCCGCAGCCAGCGGCCAAAGTGGGATTTCTCGGACGCGCCGGTGGCTTACTGCGCAAAGCGGGATGGCTGGGTGCCGCTGGGTATACCGCCTATGACGTCGGTTCGACTCTGATGGACAGTGACAAGACCGCAGCCGAAAAGACGAACGCTATCGGACGTACCGCAGCAGGTGTCGCCGGTGGCTGGGCCGGGGCGAAGGCTGGGGCGCTGGCCGGTGGCGCGCTGGGTTCCTTTGTTCCCATCATCGGCACCGGCATCGGCGCGGCTGTAGGTGGATTGGTTGGTGGCGGTCTTGGATGGTGGGGAGCGCAGAAGCTGGGCGACAGTCTCGCCAACAACCCCGCTATGCAGCCTACAGCCGCCGCAAACGCCTTGAGAGAGGTTCCACCCCAGAAGGTCGACATCGACCTCAAGGAAGGCCGTTTGGCGGTCGCTGTGACGGTTTCTGATATGCGGACTCAGGTCAACACCTCGGTCGTGCAGCAACTCAACGGCGTCAGGATTGATGCCGGCTCTACCAATCCAGCAGGAAGGCAATAAATGGCAGACGAAACCGAAATCGCGTGGCTCAAGCAACTGCGCATGGCAAGCTGGCGCGACGTGCCGTTTCAGGTCGACACCATCGACATCACGGCGGGCAGCAATACCATCCTGCGCGAATACCCGTTCCAAGACCTGCCGACCGTCTTCAAGATGAGCAACGCCACCGAGGAAATCAAATTCTCGGCTTACCTGATCGGTGATGACTATCTCGACCAGTTGGATGCGCTGCGGGCTGTGCTGGAAGGCGATGGCGTTCTAATCCATCCGACCCAAGGCAGCATTCGGTGCTACTACCACGGCAAGTACACGATCAAGGAATCCCCAGCGCACGAGGGCGGCATCGCTCGCCTTGACCTGACCTTCATCCGTGCCGAAGAGCGCCGCTATCCAGTCGCCAAGGCCAACAGCACCGACAAGGTGTCGCAGGCCGGAGCCGCTGCGCAAGCGTCTGCCGCCGACAAGTTCGGTAAGAAATTCGATGCAGACGGCGCGCCGGGCTGGTCGCTGGACAACATGCGAGAAAGCATGCGTAGCGCCATGGAGACCGCTTGGTCGACCGTGTCGAAAGTGCAGAAGGAAATGAACTACTACGATGGTCTGGTCAAGACGTACATCACCAATCCGACCAACGAACTCCTTGCCTTGAAGGATATCGCCAGCGGCATGTTCAGCAACATCATGCGCATCCCCGACAACATCGCGTCCTCGCAGGCGCTGACTCTTTTTGGCTCGCTCCGCAGCCTGTGGTCTAGCAGCCCGGCGACGAGCGTGGCATCGGCTTACCAGTCGAACGGGATTACGACGGCGCCCGCAGCCAGTACGCAACTCGCCAGCGCCTTGACGCCGGTCGCCACGCCATATCAGACCGCCAGCCGCCAGAAGGAAGCGGCGTCGCTGACGGCACTGTCCGGGCTGATCGAGGCAACCGCCACCATCTCTGCGGCGCAGGCGGTCACGCAGGTCGACATCGTGAATTACGACCAAGCGCTCGCGCTGCGTCAAGACTTCAATCAGCAGTTCTCCAAGCTGCTGCGCATGGATGTTGTCGACCACGACATCTTGCTGACGCTGCACACCGCTGTTCTGGCCGACCTGCAAGAGCGGTCGCGGGATCTCGCCCGCGTCACCACGTACACGCCGGAGACATGGCAACCGGTGGTCTACATCAGCTACCGGCTGTTCGGCACCGTGCGCTGGGCCGACGAGATCATGGCGATGAACCCACACATTCTCAACCCGTTGCTTGTCCCGCCCGGCAAGCCGCTACGCATCATCAAGAGGGACTGACATGGAACGCTTTACCAAAGAACAGGCCAAGGTCTACGTCACGGTCAATGGCTACGACTACCAAGGCTGGACTGAATCAACCATTGAGCGGTCGATTGAAAACATCTCGTCGCGCTTTACCATCCCGGTTACCTACGTGCCGGGCAAGCGCCCGAACATCAACCGGCAGGACGTTATCAAGGTGCGCATCAACGACACAGTGGTCACAACGGGCTACGTACTGACCGCCGAGCCGTTCTACCGCTACGACGACTGCGGTATCAAGATCGAAGGCCGGAGCCGCACTGGCGACCTCGTGGCCTGCTCGGCCATCCACAAGGGCGGGCAATGGAAGAAAGCCAAACTTGACCAGATCGCCCGCGACCTATGCCGCCCGTTCGGCATTGACGTCATTGTCGAGACCGATATCGGCGACGCGCTGGCGGACTTCGCTATCGAGCACGGCGAGACGGTGCTGACCACGCTATCTCGCGCCAGCCGTCTGCGCGGAGTGCTGGTCACAACCAATATGCGCGGCCAGCTGCTGCTTACCAAAGCGGGCAAGACGG